TTATTAATATTACAATAATTTATAATTTTATCATAAATATCATTATAATATTTTTTAATATAAAATTCTTTAAATATTTTTCCAGATTTATCATTTAATTTTAATAAGTTTTCTATGTTCATAATGAAGATACAATTGTTTTATCTAAGTATATATTATATATAAATATTTTATATTGGTTTTTTATTTTTTAAGTTAAATCCTTAATAAATAATCATGTATTAAGGATTTTTTTTATTATAGATTTTTTTTATGATGAATAATGTTATTATTTATATATAATAAAAAATAATAAGAACAATATGCCATTAGCACACTTTACAGCCATAGACTCACATAGAGAAAAATGGGAACCTATTCACAAGAATTTGTATGAATGTACTATCATACTTCCGACAGTACTTCAATCAATTCATCCTAATGCAACCCATCTTTTGATGGAAAATACAAAAACGGCTAAGTTTCCAACTTATCCAGATTTGCAAGCACAAAATCAGAGATTTAAATACTCAACTAGAGTATTCCTTATGATGCCTGCTCAAACACATATTGAAGATTTAAATATTGTGTTTAATCTTAATCAAAATAATGATTATCAAATTTTCTGCTTTAAAATGTTGAAAGATTGGTATGATTTAGGTTGGAATAACGAAACAGGTACACTTCATTATAAGAAAAATTTAGTAGGTGACGTTATTATTCACTTACACGATAAGGAAGGTAAAGTTATCCGTAGAGTAACCTATCATAATGCAATGTTAAAAGCATTTACAGGATTTGAAGAACTTAGTTGGGAAGGTACAACTGATATTTTTGACCTTTCTTGTACTTTTGCTGCAGATTATTGGGAAGATTTTTATTACTAAGTCTAAATGATTGATTTTTAAAAAAATATAAAATAAAAAAAATCACAGAGAGGACGAAAGGATTTTTATATATAAATATAAAAATCCTTTTTTTATGCATAAAAAATGTAGAATGTGTGGTAAGATTAAAATTATTGATAATTTTCACAAAAAGAAAAATTCATCAGACGGCTATCGAAATGAATGTAAAGAATGTGTTAAAGATATTCAAAAAAAATATAAAGAAGCACCAGGTTTTAAAGAAAAACAAAAAGAATATGATAAAAATCGTTATGAAGGAAATCGTATTGAAATATTAGAACATAAAAAGCAGTATTATTTAGAAAACATGGAAGAAATTTTATCGTATAAAAAAGTTTATAGAGAAGATAATAAAGATAAAATTAAAAAATGGCGAAGTGAAAATATGATTAGATATAGTGAGGGTCAGGCAAGATATAGAGAAAGATATCCACACATTATTGCATGGCGATCTATTTTACATTCTACTCTTAAAAGACTTGGAACCGAAAAACAAGGTCACACAATAGATATGTTAGGATATTCCGCATTAGATCTTAAAGAGTACATTTCATCTAAATTTCTACCTGGTATGACTTGGGATAATCATGGTGAGTGGCACGTTGATCATATTAGACCTGTGACTAATTTCACTAGTACTGATGATGTTAAGGTGGTGTGCGCTTTGGAAAATTTACAACCTTTATGGGGCGCTGATAATTTATCTAAGGGTAATAAATTTACTAAGGAAAATATTGAAATAATAAATAAGATTATTTGATTTATTATTTCAATTTTTAAAATTTATTTATTATTATATTTTTCTTGATAAATTTTCTGTCTATATTTAATATTATGTGGTTTATCCCAACTAGTCAAATTTGAACCGAAATTACCAGTTTTAATATCGCCAGATTTTTTTGCTAATTCTTTATCTTTCCAATTCATTAAATGTTGTAATTTGATTTCTTCAGGAACATCGTTAGAGCCAGTATAATAATCTAAAGATATTATAGTAGTTTCATAGTCACCATATGATGAATAATAAATATTTTCACCTTCCTTTCTTTTAGCAATCTCACCGTCAATTTCGACAACCTCAAGTTGCCATCCATTTTTAAAAATCTTAATATTCAAATTCTTCTCCAAAAAAAGAATCATAGACTTAAATAATTTCTCATCTGGATATGTCCAAAACGACATAAGTTTACTATTTAGCCATAATCTACCAGGATATGATTTTCTAGATGATACATCATTAATACCATCAATATCACTATGCATGATGCCTTTTCTACCAATATACATGTTTTCTAATTCGTTATTATCACTAATTATAGAAAAAAGTGGTATAGCATCATTATCATTATACTTATATTCCTCACCGTTAGTTTTTATTGTATCTGGATTTTCTGTTATTAAATATTTATTAAATTTAGTAATCATTTATTAATGGTTTTTCCTATATATATTAATATATATTTTTAATTTTTTCAAGGGGACAGAATTGTTTTAATATATAAAATAAAATAATAATTTTTATATGTATAACAAAGAAAATTTCAATGATAAAAAAGAAGAAGAAGCTTTAAATTTCTTAGAAAAAAACTTTATAAGTAATGAAGATAATACTTTAGAGTCAGTTCAAAGAGTGGATTTATCTTATTTAGATTCTGTACCTTCTAATGAATACACTTATATTCCTTTGGAATCCTTGCCTTGTGGTATGTTTTATAAATCAGGAACTAAGATTAGTATTAGGGCGGCCAGAGTTCAAGAAGTACAAGCATATTCTGTTGTAGATGATAATAACTACTTGGATATAACTGAGAAAATGAATGGTATTTTAGCTTCTTGTATTAAATATTTTTATCCTGGTGGTATGCAAGGTTCTTATAAGGATTTACGTGATGGTGATCGTTTATTTTTAATTTTTATGATCAGAGAATTGACATTTCCGGGTGGAAAAAATTTATCTAAAGATTGTACATGTAAAAATTGTGAACATGAATTTAAAATGGAATTAAGAGCAACATATTCACAACAAGTTCAAAAATCTTTTGTTAATTATGAAATGCCAGAGAAACTTGCGAAATTTTTTGATCCAGTAGAAAAGTTATTTATTTTTAAGATAGATGGTGTTGATTATAAATTAGCACCGCCTACAATTGGTATACAAGAAATTTTCTTTGGTGATATAAAGACCAAGATTCAGGGTGAAAAAAATCCTAATGTTGCATTTTTAAAACTTGCATCTTTTATGTTACATGATAGGACTAAAATTACAGAAGAAGGAATAAAGGCAAAAGAACAAGAGTTTAAGCAATTACCGATGAAGACTTTTCAAGTTTTGAATCAGGCAGTAAATCAAATGTTATTTGGTATTAAAGAAATGAAAAGTGATTGTCCATCGTGTGGAGTGGAGGTCCGCACGGATATGTCCTTTCCCTCAGGAGCCTCAAACATTTTCGTTATTTCAGATGCCCTTGACGAATATTTTGGATAATAAATTTGGCTTTTTAGATATGGATCATATAGCACCAAGATATATAAATGAATTGCCTTGGTGGGAATATGAAGAATATGTTAAAAGGCTGAATGATAGAATAGAAAAAGAAAATAAAGCTCATAAAGAATCTCAAAAAGGTCAACCGAATACATCAAATTATTCAAATAAGATGCCTAATATTAATTCAATGATGGGTAATTTAGGAAAGTATAAACCATAGATCAAAAAAGTCCAATAAAAATGGACTTTTTTGATTTTAAATTTATATATATAGAGAAAACTATTTAATAACTATGAAACTAATTAAAAATTATCAGCAATTCAATGAATCTGTTGCAAATAAAATTACTGAATCTTTTACTATAACTTTGGATCAATTACCTAGTATTGGTGATATTGTTGATAAAGTTAATTGGAAAGAAGGTGAGAAGATAGCATTTATTGATTTTAAAGGTATTAAAAATATACCAGTTCAAATCACAAACGGATCTGATATTGTAGAACCTGATACATTAGAAAACGCATAAAAATTTTTATGAATAAAGAAATTGCTTTTTTTGATTTAGACAATACTCTTTGGTATATAAAGAGTGACATATGGATTATTGATAAAAATAATCCATCTAAACCTATCTTAAAAATTTCTCCAATAGAATTTGCACTTATTAAAAATGGAGTTTATACAAAAGATGATATTTTGGTAGAGTATAATGGTGAGAGCTTTTTTATTTCAAAGGATATGGTGGAAAGAATTCAAAGAAAGAAAAATGTGAGATTGCGTGATATTGGTATTTCTAATGTTGAACTTTTTGACGAGGATATTTTAAATAAAGGAGAAGTTCAATTATTACTCAATAATATTAAGCATTTAATAGGTAAAAATATTGAAATTGGTGTTTTAACTGCACGAAGTGATAGAAAAAAGCATGCAAATTTACTTAATAAGTTAAGAATAAAATTAAAAGAATACGGATTAGAAATTGATAAAATTTACTTTGTTTCAGAAGCCATTAGAACAGTTGGTTATATGGATAAAGTTCTTTATGATAAAAACAAAGTTTTATTAGAACATCTGGTTGGTTTAAGTATTGAAGATAATCATTTTATACCAGTTAAAAAAGAATTTTATAATAAAGTTTATTTTTACGATGATGTTAAATCTAATATAATGAATGCAAATAATTTACAAGATTATTTTGATTTTCTAATAAGAAATAGTGATAATGATTGTGTAGAATTTATTAATAATAGACTTGAAAATAATACATTAATATTAGTTAATAATCTGATAACTAATAATGAAATAAATCCATTTGAAACAACAACTATTAAATTGAATTCACCTATTAAATTTCCTATTAGAGTTACAGATAAAAAACTTACTGTAAAATTTGAAAATTTTAGAAATTTATAATTAGGTTGTTAAACCAATTTGCCAATATCTTTTTACACCAGATCCATCATCATAATCAACATATACATCACTGCTTAATCCATCAACGGTATGTTCTAAGATATTTGAAGTATCTGAATAATTAATTGATTCACCATTCCATGCTGATATATTCATTAGTGATGCAACTCTATCAATCCTACAAGCTACTGCTGATTTTAGATCAACTGAGCCTGCAAAACATAATCCAATTATTTTCTTTGTGCCTGAAAAATCAGCAATCAATGCTGATCCTGAATCGCCTGGCGCAATTGGATAATCACATTGAGTTATACCACCATCATCAGATGCGATAAATTGTATTAGATCGGTAAATAATGTAGATACTGTAGAGTATTGCTTACTATAATTTATAGTGGCTGAAACTGCAACTCCTGATACTAATAATTTAGTTGTACCTTCACCTTTAGCACCACTTGTTCTACCTGCACTATATAAAGGTGGATTAGTCGATAATAAATTATCAATTTCACTTGTTGATGCAAATGAATATGTAGATGATGATAAACCTTCTTGATGATATGAAGTACTTAAATTAATATCTGATGAATTAATTGTTGTTAATGCAACATCAACATAATTATATGTTGGTGATGATTGTAATGGATAATATTTTTTAACAACTCCGATTGAATTAACATCACCAAGAAATTCATGTTTTTGCGAAACAATATCACCGTTAATATTATGAATTACACCAGATGAATTTCTTTCTGAACATAAAAAAGCATCATCTACATAAACATGATTATTAGATACACCGACTAATGAATTTGTTTCATTGTCTATAGCAAAGAACCCCAATGTGCCAGTAATCCCTGACATCGTTGTAGAATTACTACTAGAAATTCCACCCAATAACGGCCGAAAAGTGTTTCTATTTGTTGGTGGTGTTACTTGCCAACTGTAAAAGCTAGTTCCAGATGCATCACAAAATAGTATAAATTCTCCTTGAACAAC